CTCCCTGAACTTGAAGCCGCCTTCAAACTACGGAATCCTCACATGCGAACCGGAAAACCAGCACGGACGCGCGGCGGCACTCGCGCCGCCCTCGACCCCGCCACGGCGGGCGAGATCCCCTACGTCGACTACCTGCGGCAGACGCTGACCCAGCTCGAACAGGCGGCGCTCGACGCGTCGTCGGCGGGGTCGTGGCAAGCGGTGGCCTCGATCAAGCTCCGCGCGATGGACGCGCGCCGTCTGCTCGACGAGGAGATCGCGAAGGCGAGCTCGCCTGACGCGTCGATGTCGGATGACCAGCTCCTCTCGATCATCGTCGCCGCGGTGGCGTCGATGCCGCCTCAGCACCTTGAGCGGATCGAGGACGCGGTGGAGATGCGCCGCTCGGGCAAGGTGGTTCGGATGTCCAGCGGCGGGGGCACGTGAGTCTCACCGCGCTCGCCTCGGCTGCTCACGTCCTCGGGCAGCGGGCGCACGCGGACCCCCTCGCGTACTTCCGTCCGACGCCGCCTCAGCTCCGGTTCCTTGAGTCGACCTCGCCGATCAAGCTGTTCCGCGCCGGCAACCAGGCGGGGAAGACGTGGGCGGGCGTGGCCGACTGCATCTGGCGCTGCCTCGGGCGTCACCCGCACACGCTCGTCAAGTCTGCGCCTATCGAGGCCTGGGTCGTCGTCGTGTCCTGGGAGCAGTCGCTGAGCATCCAGGGCAAGATCTGGCAGCTGTTGCCGAAAGACCAGATCGAGGCCGACTGCGAGTATACCCCCGGCAAGGGCTTTCGCGGGAAAGTGCCGATTGTACGCTTCAAAAACGGTTCAGTCCTCCGCATAAGAACCGTCAACCAGGGCGCGATGGCGCTCGCCGGGAGCACAATCGACTTCTGTTTAATCGATGAGCCGCCACCTGAGTCCATCTGGTCGGAGCTCGCCGCGCGCGTCCTACGCCAGCGGGGCCGGATCGCCATCACGCTCACCCCCATCGGCCTCCCCCTCGGGTGGCTTCGCGCGCTGGTCGACGCCGGCGAGGTCGAGGACATCCACACGCCGCTCTCTGTCGACGCGACGACGCCCATCGGCGGGCGCCCGCTGCTCCGCGCCGAGGACATCGCGCGCCTTGAAGCCCAGGTCCTGCCGATGGAGCGAGCGCAACGCATCCACGGCGAGTGGGAGGCCGGCTTCACGGAGGGCCGGGTGTTCGTGCAGTTCGACCCGTTGACGATGGTACGAGACGAGGCGCCCGAGGGGGAGGCGCAGATCGCCATCGGCATCGACCACGGCATGGAGTCGGGCGCACAGACGGCGGTCATGGTGGCGGTGACCAGGTCGCGCGACAACGAGCCGCGCATCACCGTGCTGGATGTCGTGAGCTCGAACGGCATGACCACACCCGAGGACGACGCCGCGCAGATCTTGGCGATGATCAAGCGAGCCGGCCTCCGGTGGGAGCAGATCGACCGCTGGGTCGGCGACCGCGCCGCCGTGTCGCGACGGGGCGGCGCGCTCAAGTCAAACGCGCTCTTGGTCCAAGCGTTTGAGAAGACGTTGCGGATCCCCATCGGCACTTGGCCCGGCCGCATCCACACCGCCTACAAGCCGGCCGGCTCCGTGTTCCACGGGTACCGGGTGCTCCAGGCGTCGATGTTGCGCGGCGATTTCGTCATCCACCCGCGTTGCAAGCGGTTGATCGAGGACCTCGGCAAGTTTGACGGGCGCTCGGCGTCAAGTCACAAGCACACGATTGACGGGCTACGCTACGCCTTAGAGCTCGTGACGCGTCGGCAGTATCAGCCGCAGCTCCTCCGCATCGGATAGGATGTCGCCATGTATGCCACGATGACCGCTCCGATGCCGCCCGCCCCCGGCAACCCCGACGAGGCCCGCCGCGTCGAGCACGAACGCCATCGTTACGCGATGATGGAGGGCCGGTGGCAACCCATCCTCGAGAGCTACATGGAGACGCAGCTCGGCTCCGTGCGCCGGGCCGCGATGGGCCTGGTAGACATTAGCTACTGTGCTCTTCGGACCACGTCCTACGAGCTCGCGACGCTGTACGACGCCGAGCCCGACGTGCGCCACAACCAGCTCGCGTCCCCAAACATCGACCGTCTCGTCGGCTCGGCGGGATCTATCGCGCGCTCGGGCCTCTGGTCGCAAATGTCGAGGTTCCAGGCCTACACGTTGGCGCTCCGCGAGATGTGGATGCGCGCCGATGTCGAGGACGGGCGCCTCGTCTATCGGCCGGTGGCCCCGCATATGACGATGGCCGAGGCCGATCCGGCGCGGCCCAACGTCCCGACGCTCTTCGGTGAGCTCCGGCTTCGTCAGATCGAAGGCGGGCTCATGTGGACCTTCGAGGTCTGGGACATCCGCGACCCCTCGACCCCGACGTACCGGGTCCTCGAGGCGCTTGACGGTTGGAAGGCGGGGCGCGACTTGACGCGCCTGGTTCACGGTGCCACCTACGACGGCGTCAACTACCCGGCGTCCTGGCGCCGTGCGAACGGGACGCCGATCATCCCGGCGATCCTCTACCACGCGAGCACCTACGGGGATCGGCTCTTTGATCCGTTCGCAAACATCGAGCTTTACACCGGCTCTTTGCAGCTTGGCTTGTTCTATTCGTACCTCGCTCACTGCATTCGAGACGCCAGCTACCCGCAGCGCTACGCCATCGGCGTTCGAGTGGCGGGCATGGACTCGTCCGACCTCGGGAGCCGGGCCGCGCGCTCCGAGGTGACGTCGGACCCGACGACGATCCTCATGCTCGATCCGATCTCGGAGACGAGTCAGGCGATGATGGGGCAGTACACCGCGGGCGCCGATGTCGAGAAGCTTGAGGCCGTCATCGCGGCCGTGGCGCACCGGCTCGCGACGGACGCCGGCCTCTCGCCGTCGGAGCTCCAGCGCACCTCGGGCTCCGCGCGCTCGGGCTACGCCATCTCGCTCTCCCAGGAGGGCAAGCGCCAGGCACAGCGGCGCTACATCATGCAGTTCCGCGCCTCTGACGAGGCGCTCGTGTCGCTGTCGGCGGTCTTGTTCAATCGGTGGACCGAGGCCAACAGCGAGCCGAGCAACTACCCCGAGGGCGGCTTCTCCGTCCTCTACCGAGAAATTCCGTTGTCGCCTCAGGAGATGGAGGCGAGACGAAAGCACGTGTTGGAGATGCTCGCCGCCGGGCTCATGTCCGAGGTGGACGCGCTCAGGTTCTTTGGGTCGTTGTCCGAGCAGGACGCTATCGCGCAGCTCGCCGCGATCCGCACCATGAAGGGGGCACCGTCGCCGACGACGGTAGAAGGAGGAAGCCCGCCCCCGGCGACGGAGCCCGCCGACGACGTATCCCACGCCGAGGCCATGGCCGACGCGGTGGACGAGCTCGTGGCTTCAGAGGAGGCGCTCACCGGGCTCCTCGAGTCGGCGACTGGCGACCACGCCGAAGTCCTCCGCGCTGTGCGCGAGAGTCTCCGCGAGGCCCGCGGCTACCTGACGGGCGCTCCTGTCGAGGCTGTCGCCGAGCTCGCCCGCGAGGACGAGGACCAGGTCGAAACCACCGCGGTCCCGGCCGAGGCCGAGAGCATCGCCGCCGCCGCCGCCGCTGGACAGCCCGCTTCGGCTGTCGCGCTGAACGGGCCCCAGGTCCAGGCCGCACAGGGCATCATCGTCGCGGTGTCGCGTGGCGAGCTGCCGCGTGAGACGGGCGTACAGATGCTCATTCAGTTCTTCTCGATCCCGGCCGCACAGGCTGACGAGCTCATGGGCCCAGTCGGCCGCTCGTTCACGCCGCCGGCCGCCGAGTAGTGCCGCTCGATCTCCGCCCCCCCGCCACGGTCGCCGCAGCCGCGCGCCGTGGCCTCGCGCTACGCGCCGAGTTCGGGCGCGGTGGTACGGTCGTAGGTGTCGCGCGAGCGCGTGACCTCTCCAACCGGCGCGACCTGTCGCTCGACACGGTCCAGCGCATGGCCTCGTTCCTCGCGCGGCACGCTGTCGACCTGGAGGCGCCCGCCGCGCAGCCGGGACACCCCGACTACCCGAGCCCAGGCCGCATCGCGTGGCTGCTATGGGGCGGCGATGCCGGGCGGACGTGGGCGACCAAGATTCTTAAGCAACAGGCACGGCTCGAAGGGGCCGCCGATATGGAGGGGTACGCATGAGCGACGAAGGAACCACTGAAACCACGGACCAGGGCGCGGCCTCCGCGCGCATCCGCCAACTGGTAGCGCGCGTCAAGGAACTTGAGGGCCGCGTGGTCGAGCTCGAGCCCGTGGCGGCCCAGGCCGAGAAGTGGAGGAGCCAGGTGGACGAGGTCAAGGCCGCGTCGAAGGCCGAGCGCGAGACGCTTCGAGTCGAGCGCGAGATCGCGGCGGCTGGCATCACGGACGCCGAGGGCATGGAGTACGTACAGCACGCGTACTCCAAGCTCGCCGCCGAGGGACGGCCTCCCCTGTCGGAGTGGCTCGCGGCCCCTGACGGGCTCCCTAAGGCCGTCCGCGCGTACCTCCCGGCCGCTACCCCCACCGCGCCCGCGACGACGACCACGGGCACGCCCGCGCCGCCGCCGCCGCCCGCGCCGCGCCCGTCGACGGGGACGGTCCCGCAGGCCCCGAGCGAGCCGAGCTCGTGGACTGCCGAGAGC